GTAGATGAGAGTATCTTAATTAATATAACTAATATACCTGAAGCTCAACTAATCGGAGAGTATTTAACTTTACAAAAGCGTGTTGCACAAATTGATTCTTGGATCAAAGCATTACGTTCTGATGAACGAGTACATGGTTTTGTTATACCTAATGGTACGATCACTGGTCGTATGGCACATAACAAACCTAACCTAGCACAAGTACCTAGTTTAAAAAGCTTGTATGGTAAAGAGTGCAGAGAGTGTTGGACTGTCGAGGATGGTTACAACTTAGTAGGAATAGACGCAAGTGGATTAGAACTTAGGATGCTTGCACATTATATGGATGACGAGGAGTATACAAATGAAATCATTAACGGAGACATACACACCGCTAACCAGAAAGCTGCAGGACTTGAATCAAGAGATCAGGCTAAAACATTCATCTATGCCCTCATATACGGAGCGGGAGATGCAAAACTTGGGAGTGTGGTTAAAGGAAGTAGAGAAGATGGTAAACGACTTAGACAACATTTCTTTGATAGTAACCCATCATTTAAAGCTCTTAGAGATAAAGTATCAAGAGCATCAAAGAAAGGTTACCTCAAAGGATTAGATGGTAGAAAGATATTTATAAGAAGTGAACATGCCGCATTAAATAGTTTACTACAGGGAGGAGGTGCAGTAATAATGAAGAAAGGACTAGCACTATTTGATTCCCTTATAAAACTAAATACCTTTGATGCAAAGTTTGTAGCTAACATACATGATGAATGGCAGATGGAAGTACGTGAAGATTTATCTGATCACATCGGTACGTTGGCTGTAGACTGTATTAAAACTGCAGGTAATTATTATAATCTTCGCTGTCCTATGGATGGTGAATACAAAGTTGGGAGGGATTGGAGTGAGACACATTAACGGACATAGTTCTAGTAGGAAAGGAGACTTAGCAGAATTTTATGCAGTAACTTGGCTTTGGGATAATGGATATGAAGTCTTTAAGAACTGCGGTTGTGATGGACCTGTAGATTTAATTGCAACTAAAGATGGAGCAACTACCATGATTGATATAAAGACAAGATCAAATGGAGGTTCTAATAGTTCTACAAGAAGATCAGATTTACAAAAAGAAATGAACGTACAAATATTACTTTACTTGTCAGATACAAGAGAGTTAAGATTTGTAAATCATAAGGATTAAATATGACAGATAAAAAATTAGATACATTAGTTGAAGACATATACAGTACCTTGTCTGTACTAGGCGAGGGTGAAGCTCTTGATGTAAGTGAAGAAGTACTAGACGAGTTTGGTAACTCTATGAAAGAAGCACTACGTCATTGGGCTACACCTAAGTCACGAGATAAAGAAACTCTTAGAATGTCTAACATAGGGAAACCTTTACGACAGCTTTGGTATGATATGAAATCAGAAGGTGAGGATACACAGAAGCTTGATCCTCATTTGTTTATAAGATTTTTGTATGGACATATCTTAGAAGAAGTTATGTTATTCTTGGTAAAACTTTCAGGTCATGAAGTTTCTGATGAGCAGAAAGAAGTTAAGGTTAGTAATGTTCAAGGACATATGGATTGTAAGATTGATGGTGAGGTTGTAGATATAAAGACTGCATCTAGTTTTGCATTCAGGAAGTTTGCGAATGGTACGTTAGCAGACGATGATCCTTTTGGATACTTAACACAACTATCAGGATATGAGGAAGCAGAGAAGACAAAGGCAGGTGGTTTTCTTGTAATGAATAAGGAGAGTGGTGAGCTAACTTTACATAGACCTAGTTTCTTTGATAAACCAAATGCAAAGAATAGAATAAGAGAGGTAAAGAAAGCCCTTAAGCTTGACAATCCGCCTGAATTATGTTATACTACTATACCTGAAGGCAAAGCAGGAAACATGAAACTTCCTAGAGGTTGTACTTATTGTAGGCATAAGAATGAATGTCACAAAGATGCAAATGATGGTCAAGGTTTAAGAGTCTTTAAATATTCTAAAGGTCTTATGTACTTAACTAAGGTAGTGAAAGAACCTAACGTGCAGGAGATAACTAGAAAATGAATGGTAAAAAATCAAAACGAATAAGGCAACATGCTAAACTTATGTTGCTTGATTGGTTAAAAGATATGGTAACTCCTGAAGAAGCAGAGGCTATCAACGAAAAGAACTTTAAAGATTACTTACCTAAAGAAGGACATGTGTTTGCAAATAGAAAGTTTTTACTATCAGCATATAGTTTTAAATGGTTTGTAAAGAAGATTAAAAATATAATTAAAAAGGAGAACAAGGATGTCGAATCAATTCGATTTGAAGAACTACTCAGAGATGGAAGAGAATGATATAATGCAACAAGATTTAGCTACTATGATAATAGTGTTAGGTAGTTTTTTATATGCGGGAGGATCACTAGATGAAGTAGATCATTTTGTTTTAGATAGGATGGCAGAACTTATAGACAATCGTTTAGATGGTATACCTGAAGATGCGAGTATACATTAATGAGAGGATATAGAAAACCTAGAAAGCCTAGACCTATAGAGAAAGATGTTCCTAAAGGATATGATTCTAATTGGGAATACAAATTACATACTGAACCTCTACAGGATTGGGATCATCATAGTGATAAGATTGACTACACAGTTGAACACACCTATGAGCCTGACTTCAGAAGAACGATTGATGGTACGGAATATCTTCTTGAAGCTAAAGGAAGGTTTTGGGATTACGCAGAGTATAGTAAATATGTTTGGATCAGGAAGAGTTTAAAAACTAATCAAGAATTAGTTTTTATATTTTCTAAACCTGATGCAGCTATGCCTGCAGCAAAGAAAAGAAAGGATGGTACTAAACGGAGTCATGCAGAGTGGGCTGAAGCTAACGACTTTACTTGGTACTCAGAATATAATTTACCTAAAGAATGGATAGCAGAATATGGAATATAAATTTGATGAAAACATAAACTTAAGAAGTGTACATCAGTACATTGATGATACTTATACACAGCACTACGCTCATTCAAAGTACCAAGCAACCGATATGATTATTGATGCAGGTCATGGTGAAGGTTTTTGTATAGGTAATATAATGAAGTATGCTATGAGATATGGTAAGAAGAATGGTAAGTCAGATAAAGACTTACTTAAAATTATACACTACGCACTGATTGCATTACATTTAAATGACAAGGAGGAAGGCTAATGGTCGAAGACAAAGTAGGCAAGAAGCCTTACTTAGGTATAGTTATAGACTATGATAAGGAAAAGAAACTAGACAAGTTTAGTTTAGATACATTAAAGGATAGATATTTTTGGGAGGAAGAGACTCATGCTCAAGAAGCTTTTGCGAGGGCTAGTGTTTTTGGGGCTACTTATAAAGGTGAGACTGACTTTGATCTTGCACAGAGACTTTATGAGTACAGTTCCAATCTATGGTTTATGTTTAGTACTCCTATACTTTCTAACGGAGGAACGACTCGTGGCTTACCTATTAGCTGCTTTCTCAACTACGTACCTGACAGTAGGCGTGGTTTATCTGATCACTATGATGAGAACATATGGCTCGCTAGTTCAGGTGGAGGCATCGGTGGATATTGGGGAGATGTTAGAAGCAATGGTATTGGTACTTCTAACCATTCTCGTTCTACTGGATCAATCCCATTCATGCATGTAGTAGATTCTCAAATGCTTGCCTTTAATCAGGGAGTAACTAGACGAGGTTCGTATGCTGCTTATATGGATATATCACATCCGGAAGTAGAAGAGTTTATAAACATGCGTAAAGAATCAGGCGGGGATATAAATAGGAAGTGTTTAAATATACATAACGCTATTAATATTACCAATGAATTTTTGGAAGCAGTCAAAGAAGATGAAGACTGGAGACTGATTGATCCTAAGAGTGGTGAAGCAGTTAAGATTGTAAATGCTAGAGATTTATGGTGGCAGATGTTAAATGCTAGAGCAGAGACAGGCGAGCCTTACATGATAAATATAGATACATGTAATGAGCATCTACCTAAACAACAAAAAGATTTAGGACTAAAAGTAAATCAAAGCAATCTATGTTCTGAAATAGTATTAGCTACAAATGAAGAACGTACAGCAGTATGTTGTTTGTCGAGTGTAAATCTAGAACACTTTGACAAATGGAAAAAGAATGAACAATTTATAGATGATCTAATTACAATGCTTGACAATGTATTAGAACATTTTATTGAAGCTATTGTAGACACCAGTAAGCTAGGTGGTTACAGTGCAAATTTTGAGAGGTTTAAAAAATATGTTAGAAAAGAAAAAGAAGGATTACTTAAAGCTGCTTATTCAGCGTATAGAGAAAGGTCGGTGGGTCTTGGAGCGATGGGCTTTCATGCTTTACTCCAAAGCAAAGGACTACCTTTCAACGGGCTACGATCTACTAGTATCAACAATGTCGCCTTCTCTCACATCAAAGAGCGATCTATCGAAGCTACTAAAAGATTGGCTAATGAACGTGGGGAAGCTCCTGACATACATGGTAGCCATAAGCGTAACGCTCATCTTTTGGCTATTGCTCCTAATGCCAGTAGTAGTATTATATGTGGCGGTACTTCCCCTAGTATTGAACCATATCGTGCTAACATATATACGCACAAAACTTTATCAGGTTCGTACCAAGTTCGAAACCAATACTTAGATAAGCTTCTTAAAAAGAAAGGTTTAAATTTAGATGAGAGAGAACAGATATGGAAAGACATGACTGCTGCGAATGGATCAGCACAAGGTATAGATGTTCTTACTGAAGAAGAAAAAGAAGTATTTAAAACAGCTACAGAGATTAATCAAATCTACTTAGTTGAACATGCACATATGAGACAAGCTTATGTATGTCAAAGTCAAAGTGTAAATTTATTTTTCACTATGCCTAAAGCTACTGAGCCTCAATCAGTTCATGATGAATACTTACAATATGTTAATGATGTTCATTGGTATGCGATGAATAAATTAAAGTCACTATATTATTTTAGATCAGATGCTGCTCGTAATGCTGAGAATGTAAATGTTAAAGTACAAAGAGTTAAGCTTGAAGATGTAGAATGTTTAAGTTGTGAAGGATAAAATATGACAGAAGATAAATTTGATAATATGTACGAAGGAAGATTTGATGCCTTACAAAAAAAGTATGAAGCGGAAATAGCTATTGCTAAATCAGAATTAAATACATACTTCTCGTTAGGTATGGGAGTAGCAGAACATCCTCATATAATAGAGTCTATGGATTTACTTTTAGATAAGATGGCAAATGCACAGGAAAAACTAGACTTACTACTTAAGGAGTTTTAAATGGCACATTCCACATTTCGTCAGTTCTGTACTAGAATGTACCTAGACTATTCAGATGAGTTTAGTTCATGTGGTTCGGAAAGACTAAGTGAAAAAGAATATATAAAACAATATAACGAATGGCTACTAAAAAAGTATGCCGAACAAGTGGAGAAAAGCAATGAGTTTACTAAGTAACAGAGAATATTATAAACCCTTTGATCATCCTTGGATGTTTGAAAAGTATGTGGAGCAGAATCAAATGCATTGGTTGCCTGAGTCTGTACCTCTACATACAGATGTAAAGGATTGGCAAGAACTAACAGACGAAGAAAAGAATCTATTAACACAAATCTTTAGATTGTTTACACAGTCTGATGTAGATGTAGGATCAGGATACATCGATAAATACATGCGTATATTTAAGAAACCTGAAGCACGAATGATGATGTGTTCCTTTGCAAACATGGAGTCTATTCATCAACATGCTTACAGTTTACTTTTAGATACAGTTGGTATGCCTGAAATAGAATACAAAGCTTTTGCTGAGTATGAAGAGATGGCGAACAAGCATGACTACATAAAAGACTTTAAACCTACTAGGCGGGATAAGCAGGCTATCGCAAGAACACTTGCAGTTTATTCTGGATTTACAGAAGGCTTACAACTCTTTAGTAGCTTTGCAATCTTGTTAAACTTTCCTAGATTTGGAAAGATGAAAGGCATGGGGCAGATAGTTACCTACTCTATACGTGATGAATCATTACACGTTGAGGCTATGACTAAGCTGTTTCGTGAATTTATACAAGAGAACCTAGACATATGGACAGACGAGTTTAAGAAAGAACTCTATCAAATATGTAGAGAGATGGTTGAGTTGGAAGATAAGTTTTTAGATTTAGTATTTGAAATGGGAGACATGAAAGGACTTACAAAGAAAGATATGTATGCTTACAATAGATATATTGCAGACAGAAGGCTATTACAACTCGGATTAAAAACTAACTTTGATCAAAGAGAGAACCCCTTACCTTGGCTTGATGAAGTACTAGGTGTTGAGCATCAGAACTTCTTCGAAGGTAGAGCAACAGCTTATATGAAAGCAGGACTCAGAGGTAAGCAAGACAAAGTAACATTTACGGAGATATAAAATGAAAGCAACGGAAGCGAATATATTATCCTTCCATATACTTTTCGATAGTAAAGGTAGACTAATGACAGAGACAAGCGGCTTACCCTTACACGAAGCTAAGAAAGTTTTTAAAGGTTACGATTTAAAAATAATAGAAACTATAATCAGAGAATCAAGGCAGAAGATATTAGATATACACAATCAGTTAGAGTCTGAGTTAGATGCCTTGAACTCTACAATTAATTAAAATAAGGAGACACATCATGGAATGGTTTGAGAATAAAACTACACAGCTTATAGCATTGGTTAGTATAGTTGCAACCCTAGCAGGGTTTGGATATACTGGTGCTACTTATGTGAATAGGTTAGAGAACCTTGAAGCACAAATCGGTGGTATTGGAGATACAGAAACAGCACAGCAAGCAATCGAAGAAAGGTTTGCAGCTATTGAAACATCTGTTGATTATATCAATAAGAGTATTGATGAAGGTATAAACCCTTCGTTGAAAACTATTGCTGAATCAGTAAACGGTGATCGTCAAGATATCATTGCTTTAGAATCTGAAGTAAGATTCATACAAGATGAGATTGATAAGATATTAGAAGATAATAAAAATCCACTAGCTAATTAAAGATTAGGCTGAAGACTTTGCAACTCGTTTAGTTTATTTAGATTTACACTAGAGAGCCCATTAAAGGCTCTTGTGTTATCATCTAAAACTACATCGGTATATATTGCTCTTGGTTCATACCAAGTATCTTGTTGCGGGATACTTAAATCTCGATAGGCATCAAAGCCTACAACGTATCCCAAGTATGCTACTAGAGTAGACTCATCAGAGTATTGTCCAGTTTCTTGTTGCTCGGCTTCAGCTTGTTCTTGTTGTTCCTGAATATTTTGAGCAACAATCTGGTCAGCAATTTGATCGGCTTCACTTACTGTCATAACTCCTGATATTGCAGTATTAATTTCACCTTGCATATCTTGTACCTGTACATCAGCCATCGCAACCTGTGGAGTTCCGTCTAGATCAGGCATAATATTTATAGTTATACTGGATGTTGAAGACGTGTCTACATCTGAACTCATAGATAAAACTTGTTGGTTTTGTGCTGATGCAGATACAACTTGATCAGAAATACTAGGCGAGCTTGTCGTACTTATCCCACCAGTAGATGACATAGACGAGCCTGAAGCCCCACTTGTACTATTACTAACTGCAGCTACTGATGAGTTTCTATTCGTTCCACCAGAGCCACGTATGGAGCTAGAAACACTATTCCTAGCAGACTGTATAGTACTAGCTACAACGTCTAGTGCAGATACTCTTACTGAGCTTTTTTCTTCGTTGACTTCTTCTGTACTTTCTTCTTCGGCTTCGGCAAGAAGTTCTTCACTACTTTCTGTAGTCTCGAAGACTTCATCAGCTTCTTGTAGTTCTTCCAACTCTTCTTCAAACCACTCTTCAATTTCTTCCAACGCTTCAACAAGTTCTTCTTCATCTCTTTCATCATTTCTAAGTTCATCTTCTAATTCCTCTCTTATAATTTCAAATTCAAACACTTCTAACAATTCATTTGTATGTGCAAATATTACAGGCTCATCAAGTCTTTCAAGACTTACAATATATTCTTCTTCAATAATTGGTAGAGCTTCATAAGACTCTTCCATAAATATTTCTTCAAAGTATACCTCATCTTCATAGGGTTCGTCAAACATAATAACAAATATTTCTTCTTCGTATTGAGGTTCAACAAATACATAATCTTCTATAGGTTCTTCATACCACTCATCTTCAAATATAAATTCCTCGTAGTACTCTTCTTCTTCATAACCATAATCAAACTCATCTTCTACAAAGTAAGCTATTGATTGCTCTTGCTGATAACCTGCACAGAACGGAGCATACTGTGGGTCTTCAGCACACTGTTGGTCGTCATAAGCTTCCCAATATGAAGGACACGCCATATCATATAAAGCATCTAAGTCACATTGCTGTGTTAAATAAGCTGCCGCATATCCTGCACAACTAGAATCATTTAGCGGATCACTACAATCTATACTGTTACCTGAACCTACACCATATAAACTACCACCATTCTCCAATGATGTATTACTAGCTGTACCATTCCAATCTGTATTTACACATGTACCTGTAATGTTTGTTGTACCTGTATTACATTCATCATGAAAAAGGTACTGATAGTATTGTGATGTACTGCCCTGCTCACCAATTAAAACATCATGCTGTATAATATCTAATGCACCATATCTATATTCAAATGTATTGTTGGTCCAAAGGATAACTTCAAAGCTGTTATCGGATGCTCTATTATATTCTTTTAAATCATACCAACCAAAGACTGCTTTATCATTAAAGTTCTTGGCAAGCATTTTAGATTGGTTATCTCTTATCAAGTCTGTCCAGAATACAAACATAGTATTTGTATACTGAGGTAAAGGGTCAGGAGTATAGTCACCACAATAGTTATTGTAATTGACATTGCCTGTACCTAAACCAAAGTGTAGACACCCATTCGTAGCCATACGAGCAGAGTCATACGCAGTACCGTAGAAAGTAAATGAATTGTCTAGATTAAATGCTGCAGATAACTGATCATCACCTGAGTTTAGGTTAGTAGTTCCTGTTTGATTTGTCAGGTCAATCAAGGACTGATTGCCTTCATAGATATAGTTAGCTGATAAACTTAAAGAGATAAATAAAAAACTAATACCAACTGTAATAGCACCAAAAAGTTCTAAAAGTTGTCTACCAATACTTTTAGTTTGCGGTATAGAACTCTTCTGCACAGGTTCTTCCTGATTTCTTTTTACCCTTTTCATTTCGTGTAGTCTTACAATGTGCCACGTATTTATCTTTGAGTTCTTCGTAGTCTGGTCTGTCGTGTCTATTTTCTTTCCAAGCTTTTGCAGCTTCTTTACCTATCTTACCTTGATAAGGACATGGAGTTCCTGCCATTTCCATAGCACTAAATACTCGTGGGTCTTGACAAAGTATAGACACAGATGCAACTTTCATTCCTGTATCATATAAGTATTTAGAAAGCTTTAGACGTTCACAGTTTTCGTCACGTACTGCCTTCCCTCCTGACAATCCAAATACCTGCCCCTGAAAAGCACCTGAGACTCCTGTGGTACATAGGTCTTGAGAGTAAGACATGATACTAGGAGCAATAGCAGAAGCCGGAGGAGCTTTGGTTTTAACATTCTGATTTATAGTCTGGGTAGAATTTGATTCGTTAATATTTCTGTTAGTATTATCAGATACGGTATTGTTATTATTGGTATTATTATTCGTGTTATCAGTTGTGACATTAGATTCGGAAGTCGATTGATTTACATTTGTGTTCGTATTGTTTGCAGTACTAGTCGAGTTTGACGTGTTTACGTTAGTGTTTGTATTATTAGATGTACTTGTTGTTGTGTTAGTTACATTCTGATCTACACTAGAGTTTACTGTACTAGTCGAATTGTTTGTGTTTACGTTAGTGTTCTGGTTAGTAGCAGTAGATGTATTTGTATTTACATTCGTATTACTGTTTGTATTTGTACTAGTATTTGTATTCGTATTTGTATTGGTATTAGTATTAGTGTTTGTATTTGTTGAAGTATTTGTGTTAGTGTTTGTGTTTGTATTAGTATTTGTATTGGTGTTTGTATTAGTGTTTGTATTTGTATTAGTCGTAGTCGTAGTATT